ACAACTCGTTCCCCACGAATGAAGGTGCGACGAAACCGATTTCGTCCAACACGCTGTTGCGGTACACAGAGCAAATCGGCAAGGTCGCTAACACGGTCAAAGTGACAGATGAACTGATCGCCGATGCGCCGATGTTCTGGGCGTTGATCCAAAACCGTGGCTCGCAAGGTGTTACACGTCAGGAGGAAGTGGAGTTGATCGCCGGTAGTGGTTACCCGTCTGTGAATGGGTTGCTTCCGCGGTCTACTGGTTTCACGAAGGCGCAGACTGTTACGGCGATTCCGAACTTGGCGATCGGTAACGCGACCGGGTCTGCGTCGACGACTGAGTTTGTTTCTTCGGTCACTCCTGGCCGTAAGCTGGTTACGGTGGCGCCGACGTACGCGTCTGGTATCAACGACCACGGTGGGCAGATTGCAGAAGCAATTCTGAACTGCATCACGGACATTCGGTTTGCGACGTTCTTCGAACCGACCGCGGTCGTGATGAACCCTGTTGACTTCCAGACTGTTCGCCTGAGTAAGGCGTCGACTGGTGAGTACCTGGGTGGTTCGTTCTTCGGGATGAGCACCGGTCAGGCAGCGGACAAGCCCACTTCGATGGCTGTGGACACCGGCCTTTCCTTGTGGGGCAAGCGGGTCGTAACGACACCCGTCATCCCTCAGGGGTTCGTCCTGATTGGTGACTTCGCTGATGCTGGCATGGTGTTGCGTCTGGGTGGTTTACAGGTCGCGATCACCAACACTGATGGTAACGACTTCGTGCAGAACGTCTGGACGGCGAGATTTGAAGAGCGCGTGGGGCTTCTGATTGAGCGTCCTGAACTGTTTGTGTTGCTGCAGATCGTTTCCGGCGGTTCGTAATCCGTTTGCTGGCAACCCCGCTGGGTTTCCGTCTCGGCGGGGTTGCTGGAAACATAGAGAGGTTCAAAAATATGCCTGTTTTGAGATTGAGCGCGCAGCAGTACAGCGCCGCTGACCAGTCCTGCACCGCCGCGCTCGCAGTCGGCCCCGCCGACGATGTCGGCGACTACGCCACGGTTGCCCAGCTGGCTGGATATTCCTACGGCCCCAATGTTGTGTATCCGTTCGATGACACTGGTGAGACCCCATCCCTTCAGCCCGCCGCGGATTAGGAGAAACAATGCCTGTATTGAGGCTCAGCGCAGAACAATTCGCTCTCGCAGACCAGGGATGCGTCCCCGCTGTGGCTGTCGGCGCCGTCGTTGGTGATGACATCGGCGATGACCAAAGCCCAGCAGTGAACGTCACTGTCACCTCCGCCGGTTTCGATGACACCGGCGCGACCCCTAGTTTGCAAACACCAACCACGTAAGGAACTTGTTATGGCTCTTAATCCTAATCCTGGCGTGTCGGAGCAGCTTTCCGATTTACTGTTCACTAATGGGGATCAGAACGCGGCGACGGTGGCGGTGAAAGCTGCGAACACTGCGGCTGGTATTCAGGTGCATAAGCACGGCGCCGTTGCCGGTCCTGGGTCGTTCACCGCGCACGGTGTCGGAAACCAGTCAGGCTAGCACGGTGGCTGATCCGCGCGGGTTACACATGCACGGTTTCACAGGACGCGCATATGTGAAACCAGGGCACCTACATTCAAACAGTCGTAAGTTTGTTAAGGGGCTGGCGAATCTGGCCGGCGTACACATCCAGCACCCTAGTTTCGGCGCCCACGGCCACATGGGTGGTCGGCGTGCTGCGCATCAACACCCTGCCGGCACAAAGCATGCCGCTGGACGGCATCACGTCGGAGCTCACCGCCACGCTGGGCATCATGCTCATGCGGTGCATCACGGTGTTGGTGCGTCGCAGCGTGGTGGTTGGGGTTGGAAGCATGGTCGCGTCACCCACACTGGTGGACGGCCGAAGAGGACTGCGTAGGTGACGACTCCAGGCCCCACAGAAGAGGACCCCTCTGGGTCGCTGCTGCCGAATCTGCTTACCCAGGCGGACTATACGTCATACACGACTGGGTCGATGCCGTGGTATCTGTCCAAGGTTTCCAGCGTCATCAGAGACGTGTGCCGCTGGCATGTATACCCAAGTCTCACCGTCACCAACCAACTCCTCCCCGTTGAAACTGACGGTGTGATCATGCTGCCGTCACTGTATGTGACAAATGTGACGTCGGTGACGGCGTTGCAGTGGGTGGCGGGTGTACTGACTTCTGTGCCGTTGACCTCAGCGCAATGGTATTGGGCAGCGCCCACAATCGGGCCCGGTGGCACGAACAACAACACATATATCAACATTTTGCAGCCGATCGCATTGTCAGAGACTCCGCAGGCGTTGATCGATTGGCAGCCACCCCCCGTTGTTCAGGCGCTTGTCACGTATACGCATGGGTATTCGACGATTCCTGACCCGGTGAATGTGGTTGGTATGGAATTGTTGACCCGCGCGCTCGATGAGCGCCTGCTGCCATCGAACTACACAGCGCTTTCCGCCGGCCCATTTCACGCGAACATAGCCGAACCCGGTCTCGTCCTCACCGAGCAGCAACTACGCATGCTTGGCCCCTACACACTTCACGATTTCTGAGCCGATGACATTTCCCCTTTCGATCACGGTTGGTTGGCACCAGTACAGCGGCGGCAGCATCGACGCCTACGGGGAGGTGTCCCCGGTGTATACCCCGCCGTTGAATCAGCCAGGTACGTCGTTGTTGGTGTATGCGGTGGCGCCGCGAACAACTGGGCGACATTTCGCTGAGGGGCATGATCGGGTGATCACCGATAAAACGATGTACGCGCCCTATGCCTGCCCGGTCGGCACCAATGACTACATCGATTTGCCTGAGGGGCAATATATGGTGGAGGGTGTTCCTGAGGATTGGTCTTTGGGGCCGTTTCAGTGGGCGCCGGGTGTCGAGTACCAGTTGCGGTGGGTGACGACCGGGCAATGATCGTCGAGACCACGACCGGCCCGAAACAGTTCGAGGGCGCCAGTTTCGAAACTGATGAACACAACAATCTTTGTGTGTTTGTGAATCAGCGTTGCACGCGGGTGTTCAACGCCAGCGTGTGGACCTATGTCGAGTTGGAAACCTGATGGGTGAGGTCAGGATCGAGCTTGATGCTAAACAGCTCAAGAAGCTTTGGCATATGGCCACCCCTGTGCTGGGCGGTCTCGTTGACGACTTGTGCGGAAAAGCTAATGACACATTGACCCCTGATCGTGAAGAGCCTGGCTATATGTGCGCGGTGGATCGCGGCGGTAAGGATGATCGCCCGGTGGGGCGCGTGTGGGCGCAAGGGCAGTACGCGAAGAACAGCAACGCCGCATACAACACGTTGTTACGGTTGCTGTACAGCACGAGTGGTACAACGCAGCTGGTGAAAGCGAAGAGCCCTTCTCGGTTGTTGGCTGCGGATCGCCGTGCCCGCGGCGGTGAGGGGGCCGGCTGATGCCACCGATTTATCCCACCCCGAAACCCGCGCTTCAAGCCGCTATTGCGATTCTGACATCCGCGTTCACCACGCCGAGTCTGTACTATCCGACCCCTATTAGTGTGGGGTTCCGATTCCCGCCCGGTTGGCCCGCGACGAAACCCGCCGAGTTTGTGCGTGTCTCCCGCGTTGGCGGCAGGATGCTCAACCTGATCACCGACTCCCCCCGTGTCTTGATCGAGTGTTGGGGGCCGGATGCTGGGACGGTGGAGCAGATGACTTGCACCGCCCGCGGCGCGATGCTGAACAGTCTTGGGCAGCGTTGGGCGGGTATTTATGTCCGCGAATGGGCCAACGAACAGGGTCCAGTCGATTTTGACGATCCGCAGATAACTGATATGCGGCGTTGGCAGTTTCACGGTGATCTGCTTGTCTCCACAACATAACTGAATACTGAATCTTCCCCTTTTAGGCTCCTCCGCTTCTGCCTGAAAGGCGACCATTCCCATGGCCAACTCGCATCAGATATTCGCGGCCAACCTCAACACCACAACGAATTCGTGCTTTAGCGTTGCAGCGTTAGGTTCACCGCTCCCAGTGAACGCAGTGAACACACTCGACGCAACCTTTACGGATGTCGGTTGGGTGGGTTCGGACGGGTTCAAATTGTCCCCGAAACGCACCATTAAGCGGCATCAGGCTTTCGGTGGTCAGACCGTTAAGACGGTTCAGACCGACTATATGGAAACCGCGAAAGTCACATTCTACGAATCGTCCCCGATTGTGTTTACAACGCTTTGGGGGCCCGGTAATGCGACGACCGCGTCGGCTGGTGCGCCGGCTCACCGTTCCCAGACGATCATCCATAACTGTTTGGCGCTGCCGCGGCAATCGTTTGTGTTCACGTCTGTGGATGCTGGTTCGACCGGTTCCGGTTTGCCCACCACGCGGCGTGTCGTTATTCAAGAGGGCGAGATTGTTGAGCTCGCCGATTTGACTTATGCGACGACTGACATTGTTCGTTACACGATAACGATTGACTGTTATCAGCCGCTGAATGGTACTCAGGCGGTTTTGGAGTACATCGACGAGCCGTACATAGCCTTCGGTTCGTAACCCTGGTCTCCCCGTGGGTGT